TATACACATTCCATGACTTTAACAAGCGAGTCATGTGTGCAGTTGTAGCACAGGTAGTAGGTGGCGACATCCGCAGTCAAAAAGGTAAGATTGAAGTATTAAAGTCCTATGCCATACCAGACTGCGGCACTGACGGCATAGCACAGAGGATAAGAGCCGACTTTCCTAATAGAACGCTACATGCAGTAATGGACCGTTCAGGATCACACTTGAACAGAGATACAACATCAGCATTTGGTATCACTGACCAAACTATCTTAGAAAAGTATGGATTCCGCATAATCAATACTGCCAAGTCAAATCCTCTAGTGGGCGACACTGACAATAGTTCTAATGCTTTTATTGCACAGGAACGACTCCTAATCAATTTTGAAGAGGTCAAACTCTTAGATGCACTTGAAACCTATCACTATGAAGATGGTTCTAGAAAACAGTTGGTCAAATATTCAGATGCCAAGTATGCTCACATAGACGGTTTGGGCGACTGCATACGCTATGGCATACACTACTTGTTCCCAATGACTCACGCACAGCCTTCAATGCCTGAATACCTTGATGGAGAAGGTTACAATTATAGTGAACCAGGTGGCGACTACATGCGAGATCCTGCTATTATCAATTCAGTCAATGGTGTGCCAACTGTTGAAGCACTGATACGCAAGATACATCGCGAACAAGATGAAGAATATTGGAGTTAATGACCGTAAATAACCCTATATGCCAGGGGCCTCGCTAAATATTCTAGATATCAAAACAAGGAATTCCAACTAAGATGGCTCTAACCATACGTCAATTAACGGCCCCTTCTAATCTAATGCGTACCATTGCACCACAGATGCAATCATATAGAGCAGGTTATGAAGGCGGTGCCGCATTCAAGAATTCAGTATTAATCAAGCGTCCATCAGAAGATGCGGCGCTTTTCCGTGACAAACTATTAAATGTAGCAGTCTTACCTATTTGTAAAGCCATCGTAGATGAGATCGTTGACGTGGTCTATGAAGAAGAGCCCCAACGTCACCCAGCGTTTATCAATCGTGCTAATAATGCAGATGCAGGAGTTCCTGATTGGTACCTAGCATTTATAGAAGATGCTGATCTTAATGGTAATTCTTTTGATGCTGTTATGGAACAAGCGGCTTCAATGGCAGGCATCGAAGGTTGGTCATGGGTTTGGGTAGACTTGCCTGAAGAGATATCAGTAAACAACCGTCCTTATGTTGCCACATGCTCAGCAGAACATGTGATAGATTGGACCACATACACAGAATTTGGCCGTGATTACTTTGGCTACATAAAAGCCATAGAATACCAAGATGCCGACCTAACTATCTATAAGGTTTGGTATGCTGGCGATGCGGCTAATCCAACCTACTGCGAAAGATATTTTGTTACCGACGAACACATGACCAATCTTGACGCAGAGATCCTTCCAACAGAAACATTTGAAATGCCCATGGGCATTCCTATCCCTGTCATACAAGTTTTAGCCCGTAGTGACCAAAGACGCCACGATCTAGGTGTAAGTGACCTAACTGAAGCCGCTGATGTCCAGCGTGAGATGTTCAAGTTAGAGTGTGAAGCATATGATAGCATACGCTTCTCTAAACCTATGATCCGTGCTAGTGCAGGTATCCGTATTCCTGCAGGTGGCGGTGGTATCATACGTGGCGACAAAGATGCGGTTGAGGTATTCCAAATACCCACTCAGGATGTAGCAGAAATTCGTGCTCAACAAGAAAGTTTAATCAGCAGACTAGACGGCTTTTTAGGTCGTGGCGGACTGAGAACAACACGCTTGCAGACACAATCAGGAATTTCCATCGTTGAGGAACGCCGCGCTTTACATCGCAAGGCAGGACAGCGAGCACGCCAAATGGAAAGTGCTGAACAAGAAATCATGGACCTAGCCGCACAGTTTATGAATCTACGTTGGGTAGGTGATATCGATTATTATACAGATTATGAAGACAAAGACACTCAATTCAGAATGGCTTTGTTGCAGACAGCCGCACAATTATCAGCAGGTAATCCTACTGTACAGGCCATCATTGATAAAGAAGTTATCAAGATGATTGCACCACCAGATGAAGTTGCCGCATACCTAGCACAAATTGGTATGAAAGATGCAGAGATTCCAACAGAATCCTACACCTATGAAGAACAAGGTGGACCTAATGATCCTGCAGAACGTTCAAGGATCAATGCTATCTATGATGCGGAAATACAAGACAAAGGCGTAACCACTAATGATCCAATTGCACGTCAATTGATCACATTGGGTATAGGCCGATAACGATTTTCGCCGCTAGTCTAACGGCGTAAAACACGGACTACTGGGCTTGATGCCCTTAAACTCTAAAAGGAAAATTTTAACTATGGATGTTAAAGCAAACGGTGGCTCCGCTAGCCAGAATGTTGATGCAGGTGCAAACACGCAAGTAGACGCAGGTGCTCAACAACAAGTTCCACACAACGATATGCCTAATCTAGGCGCTATTCGTAAAAGTGGGCAACAAGAAGTTCTTCAGGCCCTTAGTAAGGTTACTGGCGTTGAGTTTGGAAAAACTAAAGATGCTGTTAAGTTTATTGAAAGCCTAGCCAAGAATACCGGTGACTCCGTAAAGTCTAACAAAGGTTCAGGCAATGGTGAACTGGCAGAATTGCGTTCTATGATCAACGGCTTGCAAGAGCAGTTGGTACAGAAAGATCAAGCAGTCCGCAGAACATCATTACAGTCTAGCATTAAAGAAACTTCTGTCAAAGCAGGCTTTGATCCTAACATGCTTGATATTGCCACTAACTTATTTGAAAGTCAATTAGACTTTGATGAATCGGGCAATTTCTTTGTTAAAGGTGCGAATGGTTCCGTCAGATTGGATAGCAAGGGCAATCCGTTTACTCTTGACGCATTAGCACAAGATATATTGAGAAGCAGACCTAAACTAGCCGCAGATGAAGGCCGTTCTGGATCTGGATCACGCTTTGGTAGTGGAGTTGGCAGAAATGACAATGAAATCCCAGATGCGTCAACAGACCTAGAAGGTTGGAAACAGTGGAAAGAGCGTCAAGGAATTGGCGGTCGTAGTCTAAAAGGTATGAATGTCTCAATAAACAAGCCCATTGTTTAATATAAATTAAGGAGACTTAAATGTCATATTTTATTGGTGGATCGTCTGGCGAAAGTAACGCATTTGAAAAGACAATCCAAAACTCAGCAATCCAGGTCCTACACGAAAGTCAAGGCCTAGTCAACATGACTAACATCGTGATGCCTAACCAAGGTAACACATACAAGGTGCCACATATGGCTCCTATTTCTTACGGTGATTATACCGATTCTGGTACAAATAACTACACAGGTTCTAATGAGCAGACTGCTTCAATTACAGCCAAAGAAGTTGTTGCGACTCCAGCAGTAGCACAAACAGCATTCAGTAAGTTCTTAGGATGGACCACAGCGTTCGACCTAGCGGCTAACTTGGGTTCTGAACTAGGTTCAAGTTTCGCTGAAAAAGTTGATCAGCGTGTTACTAAAGCCTTCGTTGGTAGCCCTAACGATCTAGGCGGTTATGATATCCAGCAGGCTGGCTTCAAAGCCACTCAAAACCCATCATACTACACAGTATCTACAGGCACTAACGTGACTGACGGATTTAGTCGTGTTCAAGCCATGGGTCAACAAGGTCTGTCATTTGAATCTACAGCAACTGGTGTTGTTAATGCTTCTAACGCATTATCAGTAACAGGTATGATCCGTAATGTGATCAAAGCATACCGTGAAGCACGTAACCCAGGTCGCCCAACAGTTGTTCTATCTCCAGTAGAAGAACAAGCATTGTTAAGCGAACTAACAGGTGGTGCAGTTTATTCAGCCGCTGATGGCAATTCAATCAACGCTGGTTTAACAGCACTTGGTGACGAACTATTGGCTACTGGTATGTTGCGTAACCTATACGGTTGCACAGTAATCTTCACAACATTCTTGCAACACGATGTTACACGCACCGTGGCTCGTGGATCTGCTCAGTGCCACATTGGTGCGGCATTTGGTCCACAAGCGATCACTACTGTTATGGTTAAAGGTCTTGACATCTCTATGGGTGACAAGGACGGCGGCTTACAGACTTGGATCACTGGCCTAGGCTATTTTGGTTCAGGCGTAGTATCACAAGCACGTGGTTTAGAAATCGCTATTGTTGACTCATACAACTAAAGCGGGAATAGGACTAGGATAGGTTTCCTAGTCCACTTCGGAGAAAGAATATGGCACTAACAAGTTTTTTGAGTTACACAGACCCAAGTCTGCAGATCGTAAGAGGCACAGTTGGAACTAACAAAATTAGTTCGGCTACCCCTGCTGATCTACAGTTCTATGACAAAAGTGCCTATCGACGTATGGAACAGGTACATGGTAGTGATCAAGATTTTTCTATCACTAGCATATACTTTCCCAAAGCCAGTATTGAAATGTTGAACATGTTTGAATTTGGCTGGTGGCCTCTTTATGTAGAACGCACCCTAGGTGCATTTTACTATCAACTAAAGACTGGCTCACCAGGCGATGGATTAACAATGACAGCATTCGATCCTACCAAATTGGCCAAAGTCAATCAGACCTTGATACAGTTAGAAGTTTACAAGGCAGTAGAGATATTCTACGGCACACTTGTAACTGATAACTCAAATATCAACCAGAAAGACGCGGCTAACTTGAACTTCGCTCGCAAGAGATTTGAAGAGGAATGGGAAAAAGCCATACAAGAGTCATATTTCTATGACTTAAAAGGTATTGGATTTATCGGAACCTACCAGCAAAACTGGATGGCCGATGTCAATGCCTTTGAAGGCGATAGGAGATATTTCTAAATGCCCTTGTTCTCGCAACAAGATGTTATCAATGGTATCCGTGCTATCAGCACAGGTACCACTGGTGGCGAATACCTAGAAGTCTTTACTAGTTACTTGGCTAACCCCTTGCAGGCCAGTGAAGGTATCTATGTTACTCGTTCATATCAGGCAGATAGAATTATCCATAGCAATGGTATACTTTCAGGTGGACACATCTATTGGATAAAGGACAGGATAGAAATGATGCTATTGACCAGTCAGGACAACATTTATGTTGACAACCTATTGGCCATATTTCCAGCATTTCTTGAAAGTGATTTATTCACAGGATATTTCCAACGTGAGCATACTATTGAACAAGTCTATGCAAACAACTCAGAACGCTATAAGGTCACATTCGATCTTACGAGATTACAAATAATATAAGGAAACGAAAATGGCAAATATTAATGTCAGCAGTCCAAGTAGTTTTGTTACCCTACAAATTACAACAGACTCAACAATCGTCAATACTACTGCAACCAGCGGTACATATTTGACATGGACATCAACTGCTACGACCAACGTATTGACTATTCCTGCTCTACAAGACATTACTGTAACAAACAGCAATGGTACTTTTAGATGGGTTCAGTTAGACAGTCCAAGTCGTGCGGTTGTAACCACACCAGCAACAAACAGTTTGAATTTCAACATCGTTTTAGATCCTACTTCGTTCTTCACAGGACAGGGAACTACAAACGGTTTGTTCGATCTTTCAAATCAAAAAACAAGAGTTTATTTCAAATTCTTGTGGACCAAAGACTCTACAGTGGTAGCAAAAACACTTTATGGAACAGGTTTCTTAGCAAACTTGGCACCTAAGGTAACT